TTAGATATTTTTACTGCGATGACAAAATTGCAATTTTTAATAAATTTTGCGATAAAATATACATTAGACAGTGGCAGTGGCTATGTTCACACGAGCATGATAAAACCTAAATTGGACTTAAACTTAAAAGTAAATGATAAATGGTTAGATAGCAATGGTAACTGGGTAGATAACTTACCTACTGGCAATTGGTGGCATAAATTTACTGGTGTTTTTGAGGGTTACGATAGAGTGATAAATGTTAACTTTAGTAATTACTTTGATTTATTAATACCTAATCAGAGTTCTGGTAAATTAGTGGTAGATTTTTATTTTAGAATTTATACACAAACAAATGTAATAGGCACACTCCCCTGGAATTTTAAAATTACTAATATAAATAATAATAGCGTTTTAAAACTCGTAGATAACAACGGCAACGATATAGAGAGCATTGATTACGTTGTAGAAAATGATAGTGGCATACTTGATTTAGAGCTGGAGCAAGCGTTTATTGATAACTTTAGTGAAAGTGAGGAAAATAATGTTTTATTTACAGCAGTGCAAGATTTAGGGCTAAATAGTTATAGATACAAAAAAAGCAAAAAATGGAGACATAGTGATGAAACTAACTATTATAATTTAGTAGAGTTACGATTGCGTGAAATTGCTGCAATGAATAATCATCCTTTGTTAAATTGGCAAGGTACTATTTACTATGATGAAAATACTTATGTAAATTATATGCTATTTTACTTAATTAAATATAACTTAACTTTGCAGAATTATGTAATGTTCCCCCAACGCTGGACTTTCTATGCTCGCAAACGCTATGCTGAAGCTTCTTTGATAGAAGTTAGCAAAGATTTTGTAAGGGTAATAAGCAGTAATGATTTAGCAATAACAGATTTTAATTTGCCGATTGTACCTGTTAATTCTGGAACTGGCACTATAGTTACAGCTGATGAAGGCTTGGCAATAGTGCCTGCAAATAGGATTAATTTAACCGCAAACGATACTGTTAATGAAATAATTAATGTTAGTAGGCAAAATGGAGGCACTGATTTTGTAGTAGAATACGACGAAGATAAACAGGAAATTAACTGGAAAAATAACACTGAAACACTGCTAAAGATAACAAACGACGGTATTAGTTATAAGAATGAAAAAACAGCTGGTAGTGGCATTGAGATAGATAGTAATAATAAAATTAATGTAAAGATAGATAACGACACTATAAAGATAGATAGTAACAATAAATTATATGCAAATATAAATGAAATTGTTAGGTATATGCAGGATAGTATAGCAAAATATGACAAATATGATTTTGCTATAATAGAGTGCTTTTTGGCTGCTAATACTGAAATAGCTTTTCCTGATTACAGCTATTTTAATGGTTTTCGAGCTTTTCCTGTAATTGAGATAAAAAATGCTGTTTTTCGATATATAAAGTTCACAGGGAATTTTATTATGATTAATTTAGAAATTGCTAATGATAACGAATTTTATACAAGTGTTTTCACTGGTGATTTCAATTGTCAGAATTTGCAGAGTGTTGGAAATAATGCGTTTCGGAATAGTGTATTCGATGGCGAGTTCAATTGTCCGAATTTGCAGGCAGTTGGAAATGGTGCTTTTAGAGTGAGTAACTTTACAGGCGAATTCAATTGTCCGGATTTGCAGGAAGTTGGAACTAATGCATTTTATAGCAGTGAATTTACAGGTAATTTTGACTGTCAAGAACTACAAGAAGTTGGAAATCAGGCGTTTTATTATAGTCAATTCGATGGTAACTTTAACTGTCCGAATTTGACAAGTATTGGTAATTTAGCTTTTGAATTAAGTGTTTTCACAGGTTATTGCACATTGCCAGTATGTGAAAGTATTGGTCGATCTGCTTTTCGATTGAGTAACTTCACAGGCGAATTCAATTGTCCGGATTTGACAACAGTTGGGCAATATGCTTTTGGAGGGAGTAACTTTATAGGCAAATTTAATTGTCCGAATTTGACAAGTATTGGAGATTATGCGTTTCGATATAGTGTATTTTATACAATAACAATAGGAGCGAACGCAACCCTTGGAGAAGGCTGTATAGGTGCTCACAGTGCCGAGTTCATAAATGATTATGCAGCTAATGGAAAGTTAGCTGGAACGTACGTATGGGATGCAGGCACAAATCACTGGATATATCAAGGTTAAAAATGAATAGATATAAAATAAAAAAATGAAAAGAATGTTATTATTTGAGATTATAGAAAAGACAATTTATTATGCAGAAAAGACATTAGATACGGGGGTTGCAAATATTTTTTTAGTTTTACCGATTGCATTTATTTTTAATTTTTTTTTAAGTGTGCAATGGTATTTTTATATAATATTTTTTGTTATAGTATTAGATATTATAACAGCGTTGTTAGCAGCAAAAAAAAATAATGTTAAGATTGAAAGCAAGAATTTTTTTAATAGCATTATAAAGATAGGATACTACTATGCAATGATGTTTGTGCTTTATTTGGTTGATTATTTTGTAATAAAAGATAGCTTTATTTTGATTAACTTTGCCAGTGTAATTATTTTAATTAATGAGCTAATCTCAATAGATGAAAATATTTGTAAGTTAATAGGTGGAAATACAGCATTAACAAAGGTATTTAAGTTAGTTGAGAAATTATATTATGAATTCGTAGAACGTTTTTTAAAAAATAAGATATAAAAAAATATGGATACAAAAGATTTATTATTTAGAGCAAAAGAATTTATTAGAGAAGATTATTTTTATTTTTTTGAGAAGTACTGTGATAAAAAATATGAAATAAACACTGCATTAAGATTAGCACATTTTTTAGCACAAGTGAATCACGAAAGCAACGATATGCGAGTAATTGAAGAAAATTTGAATTACTCTGCAAAACGTTTATTGCAAGTATTTCCTAAATATTTTAAAACATTAGAAGAAGCTAAAAAATATGAATATAAACCTGAGAAAATTGCTAATAGAGTTTATGCAAATCGTATAGGCAATGGTGATGAAGTGAGTTGTGATGGCTGGAAATACAGAGGGCGTGGGTTGATACAATTAACAGGAAAAAATAATTATAGAGATTTTGGTAAATGGTGTGGTGTAGGTGATTTATTTTTAAAAACACCTAATTTGATAATAGAAAATGCAGAGTATACAGTATTAACAGCTTTTTATTATTGGACTACAAGAAAAATAAATGATATGATAATAGAAAAAGCAGATCAGTATGAAGTATGTAAAAGAATTACAAAAGTTATAAATGGAGGCTATAATGGATTAGATGATAGGTGGCAAAGATTTAAAAAATATTACAGTAAAATAAATTTGGAAAATCAAAAATTATTTTGTATATTTGCGAAAAGGTTATATCCTTTTTTGTGTTTTCATAATTTTTGTTTTTTGGGTTGGTCAAAGGGAGGTTTATCCTCCCTTTTTCTATTTTATAGTTAGTTTAAAAAAATTATGTTCGTAACTGATTAATAATCAACGTTGTAACATATCTTTTAATTTGTAACATATCTGTAACATATTTGTAACAGACGTAACTGCTTAATAATCAACGTTGTAACATATGTAACACATCTTAAGGTATTATATATATATTTTTTTTTTTACTTATTATATATATATATTACATAATAAAATATACGTAAAATAATATAAAACGTGTTACACGTGTTACAAGCTTAATAATCAATCACTTACACGTGTTACAGATGTGTTACATTTTGGCGAGATGCGTTACAAGTGGCATTAAATCAGGGTATAGATGTGTTACAACGCTGATAATCAATCACTTATGAACATAAAAATTGGCAAAAAATTTAATAATTGATATAAATCAAACAAAATATTGATATAAATCAATCTTTTAATTGATATAATACAAAAAAAAACTGTAAAAAATAAACAGTAAAAAATTTGGTTTTTATAACATTTTTGTTATAAATTTGTAAAAATTATGAAAACACGAAAAAATGAATTTTACTATTGAGCAAAAGCTAATTGTATGCAATCTTATATATATAGAGCAGTTACAGAATTGGAAATATGCAGAATTTGATTACAAAGATTTTATTTATGATATAGCTATAGAGTGCATAAGAGCTGGTATTGATTTAGATTATTTTAAAAGTTACATATATAATTATATAATCTATTTAAAAGAAAAAGAAGATATTATAAGTAATGTAGAGAATATATATAATATAAACAAAGGAGATTTTGCAAAGAAGTTTAGTTTATATTATGATACAGTAACTAAAGCTGAGGAAATTTTAAAAAAATATAATATATGAGCACAATAGAATTCGTTTATTTAGATAACTGCTATGTTAAGAGGACAGAAGGTTTAGCAAAATATAAAAAAATTAATTTAAATGATTTACTAGAATTGTTAGAGCACAATGACTACGCTGACAAAATAAAGCAGATACGTGAGCTAAAAGATAACAGTGCACGTGATAGATTAAAAAAAGAACTACCTTGTTTTACTATCCACGCAACGTATAACAGCAATGGTGAAACGATACCGAATGGCATAATTTCGCTTGATATAGACGATTTGAGCACTACTGACCTTGAATTTTTTGCATCACAGTTTGAATATGATAAAAAACTACTTTTAGCATTTAGAAGTGTAAGTGGCAGAGGATTAAGATTATTATATAGATATAATGTGAAACAAATAAAGTTGTTAGATGCGTATAACTTAGCGCTTGAGCACTTTTACACTTTTTATGATAAAGATTTTAAAGTAAAGCCTTGTAACACTTATGATTTAATGCGTTTGTGTTTTATATCGATTGATGACAACTATTATTTAAATGAACAAGCTGAAGTATTTGATATAAAGCAAGTTGTAAATGAATTTAATAATATAGAGGACAATGCTGCGAAAGATATATTTTTGAACTTATTAAGATATGATAAATTTATAGTAGGAAACAGAAATAATTTTATATTTAAATTAGCATGCAGGACTAATGAAGCTGGAATAGAGTTATCAGAATTGATAAAATTAATAGAGACATTATTTGCAAGTGATAGGATAGAGAGAGCAAAAGCTATCACAACTGCAAAAGGTGTCTATGAAAGGAAAAAAGAAGATTTTGGCAAAAACAAAAGATATAGGGAAATAAATAATAAAAAGAGTGTAGATAATAAAGAGCAAGTGCTAACCCCTTCTGTTTATTTAGAATTCTTAAAAAACAACGGCTACTTTGCTTTGCGGATTGATAAAGCAAATGATATTAAGATATTAGCACAAAAAATAGAAGAAAATAAGTTTAAACGTATAAATAGGACTGATATTATTAATGAATTACAAAAATTTTTGCAAATAAATAAATATAACGTTGCTAGCTCACTCACAAAAAATTTTTTAAATAATACTCATTTATTTGACTTTTTAGAAACTGTAGATTGTGATTTGAAAATACATAAAGAAGTTACTATTTTTGAAAACACTGCTATAGATATTAATTTAAACGTTGTATACCCTGATTTTCTTTATTTATATGATGATGATAAAAATGATAAAAACCGAATAAACACTGTAATTAGGCATAACTTTAAAATTAATTATTATAGAAAAAGTGAATTTGAAAGTTTTATTGAGAATGTTAGCAGAAATGAAACTGGAGAGCTAGATAGTAAACGTAAAAAACAACTAATGTGGTTGATTGGCTATCTAATGAGGCGAGAGTATTTAGTAGATACAAAGTGTGTAATTCTAACAGATGCTGGTAGTTTACAGGAAGCTAAGGGAGGCACTGGCAAAAGTTTGATAGCAAAAGCATTAGAGTTAGTTAGGAATTGCACGTATATAAGTGGGAAAGAATTTTTAGAAACAAGTCGTTTTAAAATGGCAGAATACAAGGATGGTAGCGACATTATAATTATAGACGATGTAAACGTAAACTTCTTTTTCGAAAAGTTATTTAACATAATAACCGAGCAACTCACGATAGAACGAAAATTTCAAAATCCTTATAAAATACCAGCTACAAGTGGTTATAAAATTTTGCTTACAACTAATAAAATGATAAAGCTAAATGATGTTAGCAGTAAACGCCGTGTATATGTTTATGAATTGAGCAATTATTATAATGAGAATTATCAACCCGCAGATGATGAAAATGTAGGTATTTTGTTTGAAAATTGGTCTAGTGAGCAATGGGACGCTTTCTATTTGTTTATGTTACAGTGCTGGCAATTAAGTGCAGGTTCAAAAGCTGAGAACTTAGGTATTACGAACGATGTAACACCTGAGAAGAAAGCCTCCCTGCTTGCAGATGAATACAACCTAACAGACATTATATATGATAGTAACATAAAGAGAGAGTTAGATGATAAATATTTGACTAGCACAGAAGTTATACAAATAATAGAACGTTATTTTTTAGACACAGTAAAGAATTTTAAGAATAAAAAATACATCGTGCAGAATATATATAAGATATATAGTTTGTTAGGGTATGATGTAGAGTTACCAGACACGATTATTAGACGTGATGGCAAGGTAGGAAGATTTTATAAAGTAAAATTTAATAACTATAAAAAAGCTGGAGAACAAAGCGAGCAAAATAATACAACTGCAGATAGTGTAGAAGTAGATTACGATTATACAAATGAATTACCATTTTAAAAAAAAAATATGACAAAGTTAGAAAAAATAACATTAATAATAGCATTAGCATTACTAATAGCAGTATTGTTTTTGATTGATAACAGCAGTAATAACAAAAGATTAATAAAAGATAGCAATGCTATAATTAAAGAATTGCACAAAAAAAATAAATGGTATACTAACATGATAGCTGCATTAGAAGATAGCATAGGCAGATTACAAAAGAAAGACACTGTTATTATAACAAAATATAAACAAAAAATAGATAGTGTGTATGTTTATAATTATAATGATTATGTGGTATTTTATGATACCTTGTTAAACACTAATTTAGCTAACGTAGACACGTTTATATGTTTTGATAGTATAAGTATACAAAAGTTATCTATTAAGTTATTAGAATGTGGAAAAGATAGTGAATTATTAGCTAATTGTTATATACAAAATAATATATATTCTAATATAATAGCAGTGCAGGATAGCGTTATTATATTAAAAGATAGTGTAATTAACAGTAATGATAAAATATATAGCAGTAAGATAAAAAAACTACGTAAGCAGCGCAATACATTTGCTGGTGCCACTTTGGTTGAGTTTTTGGTAATTTTAGGTTTAATTTTAAAATAAAAGTTATGGAAAACGAAGAATTAAAACAATTACAAAAAGATTTGAAATGGCAGTATTTTGAAAAAACTGGCAATAAAGCTAAAAAAAATAAAAATATATATATTAACTTTTTGGGCTTTATCGCACACGACATTGAAAATTACGTTTTTTTAGATAAATATATGTTTTTTAATAATAATGATATAGAGAAATTATTAGAGTTATATTGTAAAGAAATAAATATTAAAGAAATTAAAGACATTAACTATTTTTGTAATAATAGTTATTTAGCTAAAAATTATGCAGAAAAATTAGCTTTAAATGTTATAAGTAAATTTTTTTAAAAAATAAATATGGAATTATATACACCTCTTGTAAAAATAAAAAAAGATAATACACCCATACTTTTTTTAGCAGGTAGTATCCAAACAGGCGACGATAACTGGCGAACTATCATTATAAATGAACTAACTAATTATAATGTAAAAATAATAAACCCACATACAGAAGACTACGAAAATAATATAAAACAACAAACTCTATGGGAATTAGATGCAATGGAAACAGCAAGCATAATAGCTATGTACTTTGCAAGTAATAACTACTCACCTATTAGTCTATTCGAATTTGGTTTATTTGTTAAGACTAAAAAATTAATTGTATGTTGCGAAAATGATTTTTGGAAAAAAGATTACATAAATATTATATGCGAAAAATATGGTATAAAAAATTATAAAAACATACAAAAGTTTATTTCTAACATAAAAATAATGCTTAAAGTAAAATAAAACAATGGAAAAAATAATTAATAAAATTAAAGAAAGATTAGAGCAGC